CCGGTTACTCCGAGAGTAATAGGTAGACGGCAAAGACATACCGCACAGGGCGGGTTCCCTGTATAGCTAAACACATAGTAAAATGACACAGTTAACACTTCAATTCGAGGGCTATGCCGATGAAGTCCGGCAGCCCGAGACGCAGGAAACAGCGAAACAGTCCGCAGAAGCCCCATCGGCTTGGCTGGGTGAACAGAACAGGATGTTCACGAATCTTGCAGGCACTCCGGTGTCTAACCTCTTGGTGGTCCGTGCTACCGCAGCGACCGTATTCACCTTCGCATTGATGTATCTCTCAGCACTGATAGGAGGCTAGGGTATGAACCAGAAACAGTATGCTCAGAAGCAACTCATGCTGGAGCGCAGGCTGCTGCAGATACACCGCGAGCGGATGGAAGCCTACGAGAAAGTGGATAAGGAATTTGCCGGCAGGCTCAAAAACGCGATGCGTGCCATGAAACGACTGGAGAAAAAAGGCTATGACAAAGATTGAGAAAAAGGTTCTGGACGCTTACCTGCAGGAGGCAGACAGCGGACGCTTCACCTCGCAGGACATCTGCGACAACCTGCAGCCCACCATCACCCTGTCACCCGACACCGTGACGGAACACATGCTCGAGAAGGGATACCGTCTGGAGCGCAGAGACGACCGCATGGTCTGGGTGTGGTAAATGACATTTATGACTTGAGATAATCCCATTTTTTTTTCATGCCTAGTGAGAGGGGAGTACTGGATGCCTGATGCCAGTGCTCCCCTTTGTATTTTCGTATCTCAGGGGGTATTCCTATATTTGCAATAAAAACAGGAATACCTATGGCAGTGATCATACAACAACCCGATGCCGTCAGCTTCTCGTCGACGATGAACGACGTGGTGTTCTCCTCTACGTGCGACCATGCCGTGGTGACCGTCGTGCTGCAGTATGCCGGTACCACGGACACCGTGTTCGAGGAAACGCTGTATCCCGATGCCGACGGGCTGATATCGCTGACGTCGCTCGCTGAGATGCTGGAGCCATACCTAAGGGCAAGGCTCAACGTACGCATGACGGTCAACATATCGGAATACGAGGCTGCAGACAGTGCCACACCGTCGGCAACCCTCTCCACCACACCGTGCACCGTGCTCTTCGCCATGGTCGACGTGGGCGAGGATGCTGCCACCTTCACCAACAGCCACTTCCTCACCACGCTGAATGGTACCAAGATGACCGCCTCAGGGCTGGAGGAGCGCATCTATGCCTACAATGCAGCCACCGTGACACTTACCGCTGCATACCTGCAGACGGACGGCTCCCTGGTATATCTGGAGACTACGGTGAATCCTGCAGGCGTGACAGACGATATCTATGCCTTCTTTGTAGGGCCAGACATCGTGACGGCTCTCTTCCCAAATGCCGTGGGCGAGCTGATTCAGTACACCGTGACTGCAGGTCTGAGGCAGCAGCGCTTCGATATGGTGAGCCGTCCCATGGCTCCCGCACCCTCGCTGGCCTTCATCAACAGCTTCGGATGCATCGAGTTCCTGCACTGCTTCGGCACGCATAAGAAGGATTCGAACTATACCCGTTCCTCTGCACGCGTCCGTGGCCGCCTGCGTAACTACAAGATCGTGGAGGAACGCGTGTTCCATGCAGAGACGGGATGGCTGAACACCGCCATGGCCGACTGGGCTGACGAACTATTCCGTTCGCAGGAGGTGTACCTCTGGCTCGACGGGGAACCTGGGCGACAGGTGGTCATCAGCGAGTCGAAGAGCACGGTCACCAACGAGGATGACGACATGCCCTCCTTCGAGTTCTCCTACGTCTATGCACAGCGCATCCACAACGTGATGCAGCGCAACCATGCGGGACGCATCTTCGACAATACGTTTGACCATACATTCAACTGATTATGCAAAAGGTGAAATCGGCTTTGCATCTGAAGGATGCGCAACTGTTCCTCGACGAATGCGCCAGGAAGCACGAACAGGTGAGCCTCATGGCGCTCAAGGAGGATGGTACCATACGTCGCTATGAGGGCTGGGTAGTGCTCAGCGCATGGTGGCAGAACGGTACCCACGACCTGAAGAACCCCGTCAGCGGACAGATCAGGAAGGTCGCTGACGTGCTGATATTCGAGATTAACGGACATCCAGTATATATATGATGAAGACAGATACGATTATTGAGATTCCCACTAACAGGGCGAAGGTGGAGGAAACCACCACCGTCTTTGCCAGTCCCGAGGCCTTCAACGAGGTGCCAATCACGGTGAAAGGCAAGTCGTACACCTATATCTCATGGGGTGAAGATAACCAGATACCCTATCAGATAGAGAACAAGATCGAGAAGAACTCGGTCATGGCACAGAACAAGCTCTTCAACCTGCTGACCTGCTACGGGCGAGGGCTGGAGTACATGGACGTGGCCACCATGGGCGAGAAGCAGCCCAAGCCCACCATGGACAGGGAGATACGCCAGTGGCAGCTGCGCAACAGCATGAAGCGCTTCTTCGCGGAGCAGATAGTAGACCTGAAGTACTACTTCTTCTGCGTGGCCGTGTTCCTGCTGAGCAACGACCGAAAGAAGATCCTGCGCGTGGTGCACAAGGATGCCTGCAACATCCGCTTCGAGAAAGCCGATGACAACGGGCGCATACACCACGTGTTCTATGCAGACTGGAAGCAGGAGAACGTCAAGCCCGACAGCGTGGAGGTCATCCCCCTGCTCGACATGTGGGACCCCTATGGCGACCTGATGGCACGCACCGGTAAGGAGCGCGACGCATGGGGATTCTTCGAGGAGGAGCGTGGTACCAAGTTCGCGGTGGTGTGCGCCATGCCGACAGTGGGTGGCCACTACTATCCGGTACCACCCTATACCGCTGTGTTCCGCGACGGGTGGTATGATATCTACGCGCTGCTCACCGCTGCCAAGAAAGCGAAGATCAAGAACGGGCAGAACATCCGGTACCACGTGGAGATAAGCCTGCAGTTCTGGGAGGACAGGGCGCGCGCCCGTGGCATCACCATGGGTACGGAGAAATTCGAAAAGATGAAGGATGATTTCATCGATGACCTGAAGAAATACCTCGCAGGCAGCGAGAACTCAGACAAGCTCATCTGGAGTGAGTTCGAGACGCTGGTGACAGGACAGGAGCGCCATAACATCAAGATCAACGTCGTGGACACCTCGAAGGCGGGCAACGAGTACAACGATGACGTGGCAGAGGCCTCCAATGTGCTGTGCTACGACGATAACGTGCATCCTAACCTCGCTGGTGCCACTCCTGGAAAGAGCCAGATGAACAACTCGGGTTCTGACAAGCGCGAGCTGTTCACCATGAAGCAGGCGCTGGAGACACTGCCCCACGATATGATGATGACCCAGCACAACACCGTCATCTGGTTCAACGGATGGGAAGAGAAGGTGGTTCCCGTCGTGCCCATGATCATGCTGACCACGCTCGACAAGAACACCGATGCCAAGGAAACGAACATGTCTAACAATACAGATGATAACAATGGAGATACTGGACAAAATAACTAAGCAGGTCTTCGAGGCCTTCATCCCTGCAGCCAAGATGCCGGAACGCAACGACAGCGTGTATGGCAGACTGGCCGAACAGTTCAAGGTAGTTTATGACCGTCTGATAGAAAAGGTGGTGGCACCGTCGCTCGAGGCAGAGCTGGACGCAGAGGGTCCCCTGCAGAAGGAGGTGCTGCGCTATGTATGTCTGGAGGCCTTCGTGCAGTCCATACGCTCGCTCGACCTGGTACTGACAGCTACGGGCTTCGGCATCGTCAGCACCGCCTCGATGGCACCCGCCTCGAAGGCACGCGTCGACGCACTCATGGATGACTGTCGCCTCAGGGCTGCAGAGAGCCTGTGCCAAATCATCCACTGCATGACGATCCGTACCGGATGGAGTGACACTCCTCAGGCACGCCAGAGCATCCAGTGCCTCTTCTGGAATATCAGCAACCTAAGGGAATATACAACGCTTCCATATACTGCCGACAACTGGCAGGAAGCCAGAGGTTTATCCATTACCGCTGATGCATTCCTGCGTAAAGCAATCTCCGAGGAGTATATGGAAGAGCTGCTGAAGAGGATGCGCAGCGCCACGCTCGACAATGCGGATATCATCATCCTGCAGAAGTGCAACAGCTTCACGGGTGGCTTCATCAGCAGCTATGAGCTTGACAAGTCGCCCAACCAGAACCGGCTGGATGATATCGTAGGGCAGCTGG